TAAAAGATATTTCTCCACCAACTCCCTGTGCCATATTAGTTGAATCTGCTGCAAGATATGCAGGTGTAGCAAAGTTTGCTGTACTATCTATAAAAGATTGTATTCTTGAATTTCCATAACCAGATGACCTACCTACTTTTACATTTCCAGAATTGTCTATACGCATTCTTTCTGTAGGAGCAGTATCAGTTGTAACACCTCTTGTTGCAAACACTAAATCTCCTTGAGTACTTCCACCTCCACTTGTTGTAGTATATCCTATGTAAGCAGGAATATTAGTTCCTCCATTATATCCAAAACCAATTAAGTTATTTTGACCATTATTGCCTTCATAACCTATTTGCAAAATCATATCAGCTTTAGCAACTCCTGTTATACCAGTTCTTTTTATTGTAGTTAATCCAGAACTGTCTATACGCATTCTTTCTGTTACTGTTGCAACTGCACCTGCTGTTCCTGATGGAGCAGTTCCAAAAGTTATAATTCCATCTTCAATAGCAACCTTACCTGCTAAACCATCCATTACATATCTAAAAGCAGTATTAGAATCAAGATATAAATTAGCCATCATAGCTGCTCTGTCATCATTTGTATTTCCCATTAAGGTCATACCTTTACCAAGTTGTAAAACATCTACACCAGAATAAGAAGCATTTGGTGTAATTCCTATTCCTACATTTCCTGCAAAAGTTGAGTTTCCTGAACTGTCTATAGTTAATCTTGGAGTATTAGCAGTTTTAATAGCAAATGAATGTGAGGTACTTGTACCAATAGACATTCTTATTGGACTTGAATCGTGATAATCCCAATCACTTTTTACTGCTCCACCTGACCTTTGTGCTTCAAATATTTTAACAGAACCACCTCCACTATAAGTTCCTGTACCTATGATAGTACCAGAAGTATCAATAACCAATGAATCGCTTGAAGTTCCATAATTATAAAATCTAAAATTGTCATCTCCTGTATTTCTTAAACCTACTATCCATTTGTCAGCACTTGCAGTTTGATATTTTGTTATTGCATTATCACTTGTCGCTGCTCTATCTATTTTAATAGTATCTTGAGTTCCTGATGTTGTAATATTTAAACCATTAGTAGTGCCTCCTGTTATATTAACACTTCCTGTAAAAGTTGCTGAAGTTCCGTTTATTAATAATTCTTGAGTATTGCCCACTCTAAACTCTAAAGCAGTTGAGTTGTGTCCTGTGTCTATAATACCACTTGAATTTCCACCGCTATATGAAAACAAAAGCCCATTAGTTCCATTTCCAAATAATGCTTCACCACTTACTTGTAATGCTTTTGTAGCAGCAACACCTATTCCAACATCCCCTGCAACTAAAGTATTTCCACTTGTAGCATTTACTGTAAACTTGTTTGTATTTACCGCAAAGTCTCCTGCAACCGAAGCTCCTAGCGTTGTATTTAAAGAACCTGTAACGGTTAAAGCCGTTCCACTTTGAGCGACTATAGAATCTCCTATTGTTGTAGCCGTAGCAAAAACAGGTAAATTTCCTATAGTACCTTGACCGTCTACTTGACTATGATCTAGTTTAGACCAACGGTTGTCTGCGTCTGCTATAACCCAGTCTCCAATAGACCAAGAGTTATTTCCATTTAAGTTAGTAGTACCTGCGTAATTTACTACGTAATAATTTCCTTGCTGAATAAAAGGACTAGCGTCAATAGTATAAGCTTCTCCACTAAGCATTATATCAGCATTTAAACTTAACTGAGTATTACTGTCAATTACAGTAACAAGAGCCGTTGTTCCGTCTACCTGATTTATAACTTTATCTCCTACAGTTATAGTAGTGTTAAAATTTTGTCCTGACTGAATAAGTTTATTTGTAGCTTGTCCTGTTGTCGTTCCTGAGTCTACTTCTCCTCCTCCACTTGTTAAAGTAGGAGTGTTAGTATCTGCGTCCCAACTGCCTTTAAATATTAATCCATTTGAAATAGAGCTAACTTGAGATTGTAGTTTTCCAAAGGCTTCTAAGATAGAATCTCCTGCCTGGATATTTCCTGCTGCAGGAGTTGGAAGTCCTGTTAGTACTTTTCCTGTAACTGCAGAGTTTAATAAAGTAACCGCACCAGATACGTTCTGAGTACCGTCAACACTACTTATAGTTCCTGTAGCTTCGCTAGTTAAAGATAAATTTCTTGCAGTAGCCCATTTAGTAGCCGTGTCTGCATTTCCTGTTAGGTTTCCAGTTACGTTTCCTTGTAGGTTTCTATGTACTGTACTAGGTAAGCTAAAAGTTGCAGATTGACCACTCACTGCAGTTGTTACTTGGTTTGTAGTTCCTGATAAAGTAAACGTCTGAGTGTTGAGGTTTACATCGCCTGTACCTGAATCTCCTGCTATATCTAAATCACTCGCCGCATCTAGTACATCAACATACGCAGTAGTAGCAACTTTAGTACTATTGTCTCCTGCTGATTGTGTTGTAGCTACAGAATTATTTGGTAAAGTAACACCTGAAGAAAGTAAAGATATAACTAAGCCTTGATTTGAGGCTGCAGTAGTAATTTGATTAGCAGCTCCTGTTATAGCAAAAGTTTGAGTGTTTAAGTTTACGTCTCCAGTTCCACTAGTACCGCTAAAGTCTAGATCACTAGCTGCATCTAGAGTGTCTACGTAAGCCGTTGTAGCTACCTTAGTAGAGTTATTTCCTGCCGCTTGTGTTACGGCAGTAGTAGCAGTATTAATAGTTCCGTTAAGGTCTCCTGAGAACGTTGCTCCAGTATAAGTTCCACTAATTGTAATACTATTTGGTAAGCCTATTTGTAGTTGTTGACCACTTGCTACCGTGTCAATTTCGTTAGTTGTTCCAACAATAGAAAAAACTTGAGAATCTAAGTCTATAGCACTTTGAGTCGTACCGTCTGAAAAGTCTAAGTCTTGACTTGTTACGTGAGTATCTACATAATCTTTAACTGCTGCCGAAGTAGGAAGGGAAGTGTCATTATCATTTGAAGATATGCCGTCTGCCTGATTAACAAGTTTATTGATAGTCACAGAAGTAGAAGTGCCTTTAAAATTAGCAAACTCTAGCGTCCCTGTTGACTTCAGGTCTCCGCCTGTGTTTAAATATACACCTGAATTATTCCCTAACCCATCCGACAACTGTTGTAGAGTTGCAGTTAAAATATCATTATCTGAGATTTTAATTAAACTCTTATACGTTAAACTTATTTTATTTCCTGTTAGTGTACTCATTTTTTATTTTTTTTAGATAAACTAATAACTTTTTAAAGTTTGTTTGTTTTATATTATATTCTTTTTTCATAATACCCATCCTACCCAGTTAGCTTCTGTGTCTGGGTACATATCGTCATTACTATTAGAATAGTACTCAGGAAATTTAGTTGAAGCGTTATAATTCATATAGTCTATAAATCGTCTAGTATAGAAATCTGCATAATCTCTATATTTTTGTACTAGAAAATCTATTTCATCTTTTGTAGGTAAGTCTGCATTTTCAGAACGATGTCTGTATGTACCGCCTTGTTTAACTGCAAAGTTTGAAAACGGTAAGTAATCCACCATAGCAAACATTATTAACATAGGTTGTACATAATCGTTAACCAAAGTATAATAATTAGGATTCGCTTGTTGTGTAAGAGTTCCTGCAGTAATTAGAGCAGAAATTTTATTATAAAGATCAGTACCTAAATAATTTTGAATGTGCATCTGTTGTGCAATTTTTATAAAGGGCAAAAGCTTGTCCGTGTCTACTGACCCATCTATTATAGTATTTCTTACTAAGTCCGTTCTCGATATAAATAATGCCGTTGCCATATCTTTTTATTTTCTATAATTAGGGTCTAAACTCCACCAGTCATTTTTAGGTTGAGCTACTTGAGCAACTTCAGGAACGTTAGTTTCTATTTGAGCTTCTTTTTTTAGACTAGGGTCTAGAGCTGCAATTTTACGTCTCGCTTCCGCTACTGTTATTCTTTCATTGTTTTTTCTTAAATAAGTTCTTCGCTCCCAATAATGTTGACAGTTAACTCCTCCCTTATAAAGCCATAAATTATAAGTACTTTGACCTTTAGGTGCTAACTCTGAATTATCAGAACTTTCTTTATTTAAGTCCTCCATTCTGTAAACTTTTTTAGCAGCCCACATTTTACGACAAAATTCTCTTTCAGGATTATTACTTCCGTAGTATCTATAACGAACTTTTATTATACTAGTATCTTGAGAGCTTTTTTTATTAGGAGTACTAGTAGGCACTGAAGCTAAGTCTGTAGCAAATTTTAGAGAGTGATTTAATAACTCATCAAACTCATTTGCAGGTCTACTATCTATAAGTTCGTAGCCCTCCATTTCTTCATCTTCTCCTTTTTCTTTTAATTCTTTTAAAATAGCTTTAGTTAATTCTTTATTAACATTTAAAGGAACACAGTTAGGAACTTCTTTACCATCTTTTATTTTAGTTCCTATTTGTTCGTAGCCTTTCCAACAAGGTTTTTTTAAGTCTGTATGAGTTTGACAAGGCATATAATAAATCTTACCGTCCTCTTCGTGTTCGTGATAGCCCATACATCCTATCTCATTGGCTTTACTTTCAGCTTCTTCTATAGTTTCGTATGCTATTTTTCCGTCTATTACTTTAGACAAAGAAAACTTCTGACCTGTCTCTTCTTCTATCTGTTCTTTATTAGTAGCGTTAGTAAGATCGTTAAATTCTAACGGCTGAAGCGTTTTAAAGTATAAATTAAGGACTATCTTGTTGTACGCTAGTATATCGTCAAAAGCGTTTAGTAAAAGCTGCTGAAACGGTCTTATAACCGTGTTATCCATTAAAGTACTGGCAGTAACAATTTCTTCAGCATTATTTCCAAAACCTGTCATATCTTTAATACCAAATAAAATAGGACTAGTAACTCTGTGAGCTACCATTATTTTTTTCATTGACTCAGTAGATAAAAATTCATACTGCTGCGGAGCGTCACTTAATTGCACCGCTTCCATAGTTGCTGCAGAATCTGCAGAATCATTAAAAGCTAATATAAATCTTCCTGCATTAGAAGTGCCCTGGTATTTTGCAGCTATCTTTTGTTCTATAATATTTCTCTCTTCTTCAGTTGGAGTACCATTATTAAAATTCAGGAGCATTGACGGTGCTAGACCGTTCATAATGTTGTTTAAGTGATAGTTAGCTATTTCTTCTTCTAGCTCTGCATATTGAATTCCTCCTTGATAATCTACAGGACTGTAATATTTAAATCCTGCTCTATAAGGTTTTATGTATAGTATTTCTATTTCGTTTCTTGACGTTCCAAACACTGGTAGTCTTTCTAGTTCGTCTCCTTGTTGGAACTCTTCCCAGTCATAATAATAATAATAAGCAGGAATCTCTCCTTCTTCATTACATTTTTCAGCTCTAAGAGTCTCGATAGGTACGTGTTCAACTTGAGCTATTCTACTTCTGTCTTCACTATATATAACTTGCATAGCACACTGACCCATTAGCTTTAGATCACTAGCTAATTTCATTTGCATATCCTCAGAAATCATAGCCTTCATATTAGCATACTCTTCAGGTTTCCTATTAGAGTCTGTAGCGTCTAGATAACGCCCTACTATCATTTGAGAAATTCCGTTTATTAAAGCGTTGTTAGTTGCTGAACCGTTGTAACGATCTATAAGAAATTGAAAATAGTTATTATCAGCTCCGTAGGCTATCCAGTCCTGATTTGATACCTCTTGAACTTCAGGCGTTGTATAAGTACTTAATTGTAAAAAATTTACTTTCATATTAGTATATTATATAATCGTTATTTCCTGAAGAGTTTTCTATGTATTGTCCTGCATTCATATCGTAATAATTATTAGTTTCCTGATCTATAGTTTGGTCAGTACAGAATATTTTGTCTCTAAATATAACAGTACCGCTAGTATTTGAAATTTTAATATCATAAAATCTACCTTCTATTAAATTCAAGTTCATTGTAATATACATTAAATCATTAGTTATTACAATACCTGCTTCGTCTTCCCAGTCATAGTTTGCTAACTGCCATTGAAAAGTATTTGTATTCCAAAATTGACCAGTAGTTAGAACGCATATTACTTCATTTGTACTTTCGTCTCTAATACAAATTTCAGCATCAGTTACATACTCTCTAGGAATTACGTTAAACGTTTGACTAGCAGTCGCAGTAGTTAAAACTATCATTTACTTGTTTAATAGTATAACGTAATAATTCTACTTTTTGCATAATAAATATTTAGTATAAAGAAAAAGGGCTATAAAGCCCTTAATCCAAACTAAACACAGAAAAAAATCTTATGCAGGGTCTATTGCAGCTCCAATTTGTAAAGCATTAACTACTGCAGTAGCACAAAAGAATGCAGGTAGCACCTCTTGAGCCGTAAATGTCATATTAAATCCTGAAAAATCTGCTAACGCAGTTCCTGTTCCTATAGTTCCTGCAGATACATCTGCTCCATTATAAGCACCAACTAAAAAAGTATTTCCGTTAAAGTCCTGCACAAAAACGTGAGGATTTCCTTTTGCTACGTCTTGCAACTCAGCTTGAGTTTCTTTGTCTAACTTTTGTAATTGTATAGTTACATTTTGGTCGTAATAGACCGTTCCGTTTTCAGCAGAAGCCGTTATCGTTTCTTCCATTCCAGAAGAACCAGGCTTTACTAAGTATTTATAGGCAGCAGGGGTAGTACTAATAGTAGTAACTTCAGCTCCAGTAACCGCTAGGGTTCCTAAAGTTCCAAAGTCTGCTAAAATTATACTCTTAATTCCTCCAACTGATTTGATACAAGGTAAATTTCTACCTTTTTCTAATAGTGTACAACTCATATTTATATATTTTATAAAAAAAAGGGTAAGTAGGTTGAACCCTTCCTACCCTAATTTTTTGATTAATTTAATTTATTAAGAATAAACTACGATGTCTGAAGGAATACCATAATTTACGGCACCACTGAATCTGCAAATAATTCTTGCGTTTTGTGAACCGTCAAGGTCTGCCATATCTAATAGCTTAACTTCATTCATATTGCCTACTAAAGAAGTACCAAAGTAAATATTAGACTTCTGAGCTGCAAACATAGTGTTATCATTCATTCCAGGCGATACAAATACTTTAACTCCGTCAAAAGATAAAGAACCGTTATTCCACCACATAGTTCCCATAGAATTAACACCGTTAGCTCCTAGTCCTGCTGCTCCGAATCCACCTAAAGCTCTTACATAAGCTCTAGCTACATTTTGAGAAACGTATAAGTAAAGGTCTTCCTTACCATATAAAGCTGAAGGAATTTCATCTACTACTTTCCCCATTTCAGCAATTACGTTAGCAGAAGTTACTGCTCCTGCTGCAATTTTTTGACCTCCAGGAATTGAAGCGTCTGCTGCGGCTAAAGTAACTAGTCCTGCGTATTCTCCTGCAACTCCTGCAGTTCCTCTCCAGATAGTTTGCTCTGTTTTTTGAGCGATCTCAGCAGCTACGTGAGCTAAGATAAAATCACTAAAATTTGGAGGAAGATTTTTAAATCCAGAGAACCCCATAGATTGAGCTTCCCAGTCAGATAAAAAGTCTGACTTACATACTTGTAAGTTAACCTGTAAATTTGAAGGCTCTAGAATTCTCTCAGTAAGAGTGATAGTAGAGTTAGGACTAAAGTCGCAACTAGCGTCTGAAACTAAAGAACCAGTATCTACCTTTTTTAATACTTCTTTATAGTTAATATTTGGTTTAACTGTAATACCACCGTCATTAATTGTACTAGCTGAAAGAAGACTAGCCGCAATATACTGATTTGCGAAATCTCCAGAATAGCTTGTAGTAATCGAAGTAGTTGTACCTAATTGTATATTTCTTTTCATTTTATTATTTATTTATTTATTAATTATTATGCTTCTGAAGCCCATATTCCTACTCCGCCTACAATAAACCACTTTGTTAAAGCTACGGCTCTGATTATTACATAGTCTCCACTGTTTGCAGTTGCTTTAGTGTTTACCCAGTCTTTATTAACTACTCCACTTGCTACTGAATCTGCAGCAGCGTTAGCGATAGTTCCGTGAAAACCATCTGTTGAGTGAGGGCTTAAAGTGATTATGTTGTTACCGTCTGCTCCTGTATTTCTAAATAAATATGTTAATCCTAAATTTTCAGAATGAATCTGAGGTAGAGAAATAACTAGTGCGTCAGTTGCAACGTTTTGGTCTACTCCTGCGTCTCCTGCAGGAATTGATAATGATGCAGAAATAGTATTTTGTGATACTTGTACTCTTACGTCATCGTTACTTGTGTGTATAAATGTACTCATTGTTTTTATTATTATTTTTTGATTTGACTTATTTTATGTAAAACTCTATCCAGTGTAGTCTCTGCTCTATTTTGACCATACAGGAAAGTGTCGTTCTTTTTTGGAGGAGCAGAAGATAATGGCTTTCTTGAAGCTTGTTTAGACATTTTTTCTTTTACCTTGTCTACTTCGCCATATTTCTTTTTTAATTCTTCTATTTCTTCTTTTACTTCCTCAATAATAGGACTTACTACTTCTACTACTGCAGCAATAATATCTCCCATTTCTGGAGCTACTTCGTCAGGCACTTCAACTATTACTTCTTCTTCCATATCCTCTCGGATGTCTTCCTTTTCATCTTTAATTCCGTCCTTGTAACCTTCTTCTTCAGCTTCTGGCACAGTTTCGAGTTTTAACTCGTCTATCATACCGTCTTCTTTTACAATTAACATACGACCATCTTCGATCATATATTCTCCTGCAGGTAGAGGAACTCTCTCGTCTTCGTCAGTTACGATAAAAACGCTTTCTCCTTTATCATAGGAGTCTGCAAAGATTCTCGTACCGTTATCCAAGATAAGTTCTTCTAGCTCAACATTAACTCCTAGGAGTGTGTTGATCTTTTTTAACATTTCACTTGCTTTCATTATTTATTATTTAATTATTAATGTTTATTATTAATTCCAGAAATTTCCTATTCCTGTATAGTCAGTCACTTCTCTATATTTAGATTTTGCTTCGTCTGACAAACTCTGAGCATTATCTACTCTTTGTTTTAAATTGTCATAATCGTAGTATACTTCACTAGGAGCTAGACCTAACTCGTCTGCTGCTTTTTCTAATTTATCTAGCATTACTTTTAATATTTCTGCAGCTTCTTCTAAGTCTCTTACATTTCCGTTAATTACATAGTCGTCTAGATTATATTTCATTATAAAGTCATCGTAAGCGTCTATTACTTCGTCTCCTAACTCGTAAGCTAAGTAACTAGCGTCAGACTCAGCAGCCTCGAATCTATCTACTTCATTTTCAATGTCATCTACTAAGGATAAGTCTATTTTTCTTTTTGTGCTTAATACTGCAAAAACTTTATTGTCTTCAGAGTATAATTTGTTAAGTATGTTTTTTAATGCTTTCATATTTTATACTGATTTTGATTCTCTTAAAAATTCTTCTCCTTGACTAGCAAACTCAGCTAATAAAACTTGTCCTTCCTCACATAATCTTTTATGTTCTTCTATACTTGGATAGATAGTGTCTGCAGAAATTCCTAGCTCTTCAGATTTTCTATATATTTCTTCTATAATTTCTAAGTCGTTATTAAAATCTGTCTCTGTAGGAAAAGGCTCTGCATTTTGAAAATATATTGCATAAATGTCTCTTCCTATATCATACCATTGATCAAACTTTTCAGGAAACCACTCATTAACATTATAGCTTAAAGCACTAACCTGTTCTTCTAACTCATTATATTGACCAAAACTAAAATCGTCTAATAAGCTTAATTCTACTTTTTTAGAAAGACTTTCTTTTCTAGCGTTTTTTAGTTTGTTTAGTATTAGTTGTTTTGTGTTCATATAAATTTATATTTTAATTTTCTATATCATTTGCCCAACTTAATAAACTGATAAAATCTACTCCAACTAAACTTTCTTGTTCATAGTTATAATTATAAATTACACTATCTAAAACTTCATATTTATTTAAAATATCGTAATATTCTCTAACTTCATTAGACATATCATCTAAACCTAATTCTCTTAATCCGTTTTGATATTCAAAAATACTTTCTTTTAAATCTATTGTATCGTTATTTAAATTGTTATTACTACTTTTTAAGCTTTCATATTCACTAATAAAATCTCTAGCTATAGGTCTTATTTGTTCTAATAAACTATTAAAATTTTTAGCAATATCGACTACTTTGTCTAAATCTGACTGAGAACTATCATAACCAGATAATGCACTTATAGCATTTTCAACATCACTCTTAAGGCTTAAGTCTACTTTTTTAGAAAGCTTAGTTTTGTTTTTATGAAGTTTGTCTAGAATAACTTGATTAAATCTAATTGCCATATTTTTCTTTTATATATCCACATATTTTAGGAGCAGCCTCAGCTCCATATCTTTTAGTTTGATCTGCTATGCATTCGTCCCAAGGGTACTCTTCTAAATTAACCTTAGAATCTATTTGTCTTAAAATTAGAGGGAAGTTTAAATTGTCCTTAAACAATTTTTCTGTAATCCTGCTTAGTTCACTCATACCTATTTAACAACTATAAAAAATATTTTGCATTTTCAGGTTATACGAGTAATTACTCCAATACCTTGAGCCCACAGTGAGCCATCGCAGCACTCTCTTGAGTAAGTGTTTTCGTCTTTACAGTAACACGCTCTAGAACTACTAGAAGGACTAGCAGGATTCCAACGCTCTTTATAAGGCATAGCTTGACTTCGTCTGTTCATTTTGTTAGTTCTTTTTCTTACTGGCATTTATTAATAGTTTTTTAATTTTTAATAACTTAACACCTGCAGAAATTTCAGAATTAAACTCGTCTTTAATTTTTTCTTTAGGTCTTTCTTCTCTATCTAAAAAGAATCCTTCTATACTAAAACCTTTAACCTCTCCACTCTTTACAAAGTCTTGCCATATCTCATCGTTATTTACTTTTACCGCACCCATCCAAGTACCGACTGGAACATTCATTCCGTATAGTGCCGTCTTGTCTTTTTCTTTGTCTTCTACTATCCAGGACTCTACTAAAGTGAGTCCGTCAATATCAAACTTATGTTCTAGAGTAGCATTATTTTGTTTTCCTTTTTGTAGGAATAACTCACTTGCTTTTTTTACTGTCTCTTTAGAGAAGTATATATAATACTCTTCTTTTCCTTCTTTTCTATAAATAGTTTTGTTAGGAATTAATAAAGCACCCATTAGGATTTTTTTGTCATCGTCTATTGACTTGAGCTTTATTTCTTTTTGGTCGTTTAGTGCTACGAAGTTTTCTTCTATAGCAGGACTTTCTACGATACTGATTGCGTCAATACCTGCGTACTCGTCGTCTTCGTCTATAATCAATTCTACTATCTTCATACTTATTTAACGTTTTAATTATTTATTTTGTATTTAACCTATTGTCGCTCCTTGTACAATATTACGATCTAAACTTTGAGCAGTAGTTACATCGTTACTTACTACAAAAGCTTTTATAGGTTCTTGAGTTTGTCCTGTAATAGCTTCAGTTAATTGGTCAGTATTACTTTGACCTACTATATTAAAAGCAGGAGGAGTAAATGTAGGCTTTTGAGGAGTTGTACTAGAACCTGAAGCAGAACCTCCAACACTAGCAGCAACTTTTTTAGTAGATTTAACTGCACTTATAATTCCACCTATTACACCTGCAGCAGTTGCTCCGTAAGCAATTAAAGGTAAAATAGCTTTTGGAAAACCTAATTTTAAAGTTTCTCCTAATCCACTAGCTACGGCTTCTCCACCTTTAGCAGCGTCTAAGTTAGCTTCTGCCATTGTTATACTAGCTTTGTTTTTTAATGCTCCTATGTCTATTAAAAATGCTTTAGCAGCAATTAATTGTTTTGCTAATAAAGCAGCTTTACCTAATTTAGTTTCTTCTCCAAATAATCTAGCAGTATTATCTAAAGTATCTGTAGCAAAGTCTCGTTGTTTTTGTTGTAGCTCTAACTCAGCATCTAAAATTTCTTCTTTTTCTTTTATATTAAGTTCAATTTGATCTTGAAATTTCTTTTTATCCTCTGCTTCTTTTGCAGCATCTTCTTCGTCAAACTCTGCTTGTTTTTGTAATAACTTTTCTCTTTTTGCATCCATTAATGCTAACTCAGTTTCTTCTGTTAGTTCTTCTGACATTATTAAATCAAAGAGTAAATCTTCATAATGCTTATTTATATCAGCTCTTTCTTTTGCTCTTTTTTCTTCTTTAGTTATTATAAGAGCATCGTCAATTTGTTCTTGTAGTTTAGCAGAATTTTTTATATCGTCTAGTTCTTTTTGTTTTGCTTCTGTTTTTTTCTTTTCAATTTCTTCTATATTTTTCTTTTTTCTGTCAGTTTCCTCTTTATCTAATCTAGCTAACTTTTGATCTATACTATATGATTTAGATTTTAATTTAGTTATTTCATTTTGTTTTTTCTTTTGTTCTTCACTTTCATCATTTTGAAATTTTATTAAATTGTTAATTCCTTTTTGAGTATTAAAAACCATATTAAAACCAACGTTTAAATTTTCCATAAACGTTAATTTTTGATCGTCAAGTTTTTGTTGTTCTAATTGTTCTGTTCTTCTTTCAATTTCTTTATTTAAAATTTCTTGTTGAAGCAATAATTCTTTTCGTAATTCTTTAACTAAGTCTTTTGCACTTTCTCCTCTTAATTTTGCTATAGAAATTTGTTGTTCTAATATTCCTAAACTTTGATCTAATAATTCTACTGTACGATCAGCTTTGTCATTTAATTTTTGTTGTTCTTCAGATGCTCCTGTAATAAAATCTACTATGTCATCCCAGTATGTAACTACTAAACCTAGAGCCACAACAAAAGCTCCTATTCCTGTGGCTATCAAAGCAGTTTTCATTCCTTTAAAACTTTTTGATAATCCTTTAACCGCTACTATACCTTGAGTTACACCTTTTTGAAAGCTTTTAAATTTAGTAATAGCTCCGCCTGTAGCTTTATCTAATAAAGAAACTGCATCTCTATTCTCGTCTGTAGTTTCATTAAAAGCATCTAAAGCACCCTGTACGCTAGTTATTTCTTTTTTTGCTTCTTCAGCTCCTTCTACTTTTATTCTTTGGATTGAAGTTCCCATTTTATTTCTTTTTTTAATTTGTTTTTAACATCTCTAAAATTTGTAGTTAGTTTTTTTGAACCTTGAGCAAACCTAATATTTTCAGTTTCTCCATTTGCATATTTTAGTAATTCTATTATTTTTTTAATCATAATTTTATATTAAGGTAAAGCACAACTTATGGAAGTTATAGCTCCACTTGAATTAAGAGTCATAGCCATAGCAGTTCCGTTATTAGGACAGTGAGTTGTAGTTTCTCCTGTTCCTGTTTGTGTGTATGTTCCTGCTCCAAGAGGAATAGTTAAATTTGAGTCTGCGTAAATTATGTCTCCATTTTTTAGATTTTCTGCATTTCCAACATTTGATTTATAAAAAACATCTCTACCTACATTTTGAAAAAATACATCTGTTAATAGTAAAAAAGTTTGTGAGAAATCATTTAATAATTCTATATCACTTTCTCCAGTTTGAAGATTGGTTTGTATAGTGTTTATATTAAAAGTTCTATTATTAATTAAAAGTATATCACTAAGTTTTAATTTGTATAATATTTTTAAAGGTAAAAAAGCCTTAATACTTATTAGCCTTCTATTAATATCAAATATACTTCTAATGTATTCTCTATAATAATTATTAAATAAAGTACCGCTAAAACTCTCACTAGGACTATACTCGTTAGTTTCCTGATAGAAGTTAATATTACTTGTACTAGTCGCTGCACTAGTACTAACACTATTAGAAGGAATATAATATTGACTTATTGGAGTATGTGAAGAAGTAGATTCTCTAAATGAAATTTGTTTATAATTAGCAGAGCTACTATTAATTAATATAGGATAAAACAATAAAGGTTTTCCGTGATAAGCATCCTGATTGTCGTCTACAAAATATCCATACTGTGCAGATGTTTTACCTGTTATAGAAGTTAGTGTAGGATTTGCGTCTACTAGTCTTTCGAACAACACGTGTTCAAATGGAATCTTAATACTATAAGTTTGATTATTTCCGTCAAAAGAATCTCCAGTCGTAGTATTATCTCCAGTAAAATTAGCAGCACCCCATAGTTTACCAGTCAACTGATCGTATTGTTTTGCTAGGAAAGTTTCTGTTCCTTCATAACCAAAACTAATTTGTCTATAAGGTAAAGCTGCGTCAACTGTTTTGTTTTTGACATCTACATATTCTGATATATCGTATATATTAAAATCACTGTAAAAATCGTCTAGAGCTTGTACTCTTATTTTTCCTACGTCTGCGTCTGCAGGGTCTTCTACTACATAAGCCGTAAGATTAAACATTTGGAACAAAGACGTAAGGAAGTCTAGTATTTTCATTTCAGGAATCTGCTGACTTATAATAAATCTAAAAGTTGCAGTAGCATTAAATGAAGTTGTAGTAGCATAATCTTCAGTCCAAGGAGTGCCGTTAAAAATTCCTGCTAAAAACCATTTGACTTCTGTAAAAGTTATAGTAACTCCTGTCCCTACAAATATAGTTACAGTATAAGCAGCTTCATCCATTAAAGGCATATCTGCTTTTGTTAAAGTATTTGTTCCTTGTAGATTACTATGAGTAGACCAGACTACACCATTTCTGTAAATAATAACGTCATAAGGATTTGAACTAGTAGTAGTAAATCTTATACTTTGTGTAATAGTAGGTAGAGAAGTATTAGGACAAGAAGCACTAGCATAAGGATTACAAGAAGAATAAACTTCTAAAGTAGTTCCGTTCAACATTGTAGTTTTTTGCAGAGGTAAATCAAAATCAGTTACAGGAGTAGGGAAACTCTCTGTTTGTCCTACAGGTTCTACGCTTCCTTTTTTTCTGTGTAACCACATAAATAAATTATAATAAGACGTATTTGTAGTATTAAAGAAATCGTCTGTAAAAGTTATTCCGTAGTTTGCATTAGCTTGTATAGCTAATATTATTTGATGTATTCTTATTCCGTATTTTAAATCTGAATACAATACTCCGTGATCGTGGTTACTTCCTGTATGATAAAATAAATTTCCTGTTCCGTTAGTATGAGCTGAAGTAGCACTGTTATAAAAAAGCCTGGAAGGATTTAAAGGGTCATCTTCATTACTTGCTCCTGACGTTATGAGCGGAGCTACAATATGATTTGAAATATTTTGTAGCCTAGCTTTGATAGTAGTCATATTATAATCTAGATCATACGTTGTTAAATTTAACTCTTGTAATTTAGCTTCTCCTAAAGAATCTTTTAGGCTTACTGTATTTCCGTAGAATACTATACGATAAGCATAAGGACTGTTAAGTTGTAAATCTACACCCTCTAGTTTTACAAAACCTTCTTTAAATGTTATGTTGTTTAATTGTATTTCTGCTGCAGTTTTAAATCTAGCGTCATAAAGGTTAGTGCTTATATCATAGTTGTAGTAATGCTTAAATATAAGATTGTTAGTTTTTGAAGCAGGAATAGTAAAGTCTTTAGTAAATTCTACAAATATTTTTGCAGGGTCTTTTATGTTTTGTATAGTTTGATTAAGAGTTACCGTCTCATCTTTAAAAAGATCGACTCTTTGACCTCCAATATATAATTGTAGTTTTTGCATTATCTAACATTGTTTATATAATCGTAAGACATATCAAACTCAAAAGTATATTCTATAAGTTTATTGTTCACTACTGTCTTTTCTACTATGTTGTTTTTCTTTACGTTTACTGGCACTACTTCACTTGAACTAGGATTTGTAGGTACTAGTCTAGTAAGCCAGACTTGTTCAGAAAGTATTAACTGCTCAAACCATTGGTTAGCCCATTCAGGATAAAAGCCTGAACTAAGAACTATATTAGTATTTGCTACAGTATTATAAACTTGTTTAGTATGAGTGTTTACATTGTATGTTCCTGTAGCTGAAATAATATTTCTTTGAAACTGATCTTGTTTTTTGTTAGTAGTGTTTTGAGATTTTAGGAAAAACCAAATGTCTTGTAAAGCACCAAACTTATTTACAAATGTAACTTTATGTCCGTCTCCGTATTTAGAACAGTCGACTCTTACTATATTCATTTTAATTCCTGCTGGACTACCTGTTATTTCATATTGTGTTGTATTATAACTTTGATAGCCCATAGTTTCGTTAGCAATTATATAAGGAACAGAACCTGCGGTAGAGTTAGGTACATAAATATAATATTCATCATTTATTCCTGTATGGTTAGGGTCTCCACTTATAAGCCAAGTAGGTCTGCTTCCAAAAGGTACTACAGGATTTGAACCCTCCATAAAAGTTCCGTAACCGTCATAACCTATGTCAGTAAAAGTAGAACCGTTTATTAATGCGTCAGCACTAGTGTAAGCATTTACTACTGTAGATACAGTAATAGTTTTTGCCGTATAAGTTCCGTTAAAAGTAATGTTTAAATAATCTCTACAAAGCTCTGAAATTTCAAATAAGACTGTAGCTGAAGGACTTGTGTTTTTTCTTAATACATATTGAGGACTACCTGCTCCGTCTATAGTAATTGAACAAGTTGTATAAGCTGCATTTGCTCCTGCAGTTATTGTTTTATATTGTGGGCTTCTTAATGCTATTGCTGACATTTAATTTGGTATTGTTACGGTTATCTCAGTTGGTTCTTTAGATTCAGATAAAGCTATTTCTATGTCTCTTCCTAAAGCTTCTTCTAGTTCTATTTCTAATTGTTTTAAATATTTTTTTAAAGGTTTATCAAAAAAGTAACTAGGTTTTAATCCTGTTAAATAAATACTTCTAGTAATTAAAAACACCATAGATTTTCTAGGAATAAACCTACCTAAGTTATCTCTAACATTACTTAATCCAGGCTTTCTAACTACCCATTTATCTATGGCTCCTCTTAAACCTCCTTTTTTTCCTGAGCCAGAACCAAACTTATAAGGACTCATAGGAGCTTTATTATAGCGTGATATAGAGTTAGGCGGCATTTTAGAAGGTGCTGCTCCTTGAACTCCTAGATCATAAAAATTAGCATAATTAGTTCCTATAAAGTTTATTTCAATTTCATTATTGTTACCAGGAATTTTATAATCTAAACTATTATACAAATCTCCATTAGAATTGCCAGATTTTGCTAGATTATCTTTAGCTGCAGAAACTACGTTTAAAGCAAAAGCTTCTAGTATTTTATTTACTTCTGCTAACATATATAAATATCATTTTCTACAGTTATATTTACATTCATAGCCCATCCTACTAATTCGTTTTCGAACCTATCGAAAAAAGGTTCAAACGTTACATCTGTGTCTACTTGGTACATATCATTAAATAAAGTTCCTGATCTCATCTGCTCTACGAGTCTATTACCTACTCCTAGCTGAGTGTTTAAAATATCCATTTCATCTGTATTTCCTGTAAACTGATCTACTACTACTGCTTTGTTTACATCTATAATATCCATAAGAAGTATAGTTATATTATAAGTCATTACTTGTCCGCTTTGAACTACGTTATTTATAATAATATGAGACAACGGAAATATAGTTTGCTTACGCAAATCTACTTGACTTATATCTCCAAACGTAACTGTCTTTACAAAAGGACTAGCTAGTAACTGTTGTTCTAGTTTTTCCATTATTAAATAATAACTTCTTATTCCTCTTTTATTGCTCATTTCTTTTTAATTTTTGATAACTGTATATTTCCTTTATCTTTTATATACTCTAAAGCACTTAAACATTTATGGAAATTTAATTTTGTAACTTCATCTATTTTTGTGACGTCTTCGTTTGCAAGTCTCCAGAGTGAATGATACCATCCATATTTAACATTGAAGTTAGCTTCTCGTGATAGGTCTGTGTCTTCGGATTTTTCAAAGAGTTCCTCATAACTGATACTAAGTCTCTTTCTAAAGTCCAAAAAAAAAGCATACATCCCATTACTAAATTTAGAGGCATACGTTTCATTAACTCCCAATAAGTATCTCCTTTATATTCTTCTATTTCGTAACTGCCTTTGTAATTTTGTAAGACAGGTCTATATAAAACTGCCATAGCTCTATGCATAGTTTCCCAGTCTGTTATATAAGTATCGACATCTACATACTCTCCAAAAGTCATATCGTCTAGCTGAGGAATAAATCCAAACTCTATTTGGTCATATTTCCATCTTGCTATTAAGTTAGGTTTTTCGTTTAATGCTAAATTTATTTTTTCACAAATTTCAAAAACATCACTCATTTTTAATTGAAGACTATGATCTTCAGGAAGACCACAAAATATTTCTAGCATTTTAATAGCTATAAATTCTTCTGACAAATCTTCGTCAGTACATTCTTTTAGAAACTTTTGATACTGTTCTAAAGTAATATCTTGCATTCTAGTAGGTACGTTTACTTTTAATTCCATATACTTATATAACGTTAAATTTAATTATTTTTACAAAAAAAAAGGGCAGCCTTTTGACTACCCTAATTTAAACAAAAAAACCATTACTATATTATAGGAAAACAAAACATAATATAGACATTAAAAACAAAGCTATAAAAACTACTTTTAAAAGTTTCATAGTCTCGTTTACTTTTCTAGGACTTCTGCCCTGGTTACTTCGATACTGTCTCATCGCTCTAATTTTATTGTGATTAAACCATTCCTTATTAGTCATTACGTTAAGTATAAAGTATTAAAAACATTATACAAAACTTTAACTACTGTCATTATTGCTACTGTGCAAAATGCTGCAGAAAATAGTATAGTACTAAACTGTATTACTAGTCCTGCGTAAAATCTTAAAAAGTTATCTAATTTTTCTTTGCTCATATTTTATTATTTATAATTTTCTTTGTTAATAATTTTTCCTTCTAAGTCCAGGATAGTATATCCTTGAGACGCTAATAGTCTTATAGCTTTCTTTTGTTCCTTGACTCTTTCCTGGATTCTATAGGTTTCGAATATTTCGTTTGATATTGGCATAATTATTTATTTAAGGTTAATGGGACGCTTCATGCGTCCCCTTTATTAATGTATCTACCTTGTACTCTCCAAAATCCTTTACCAGATTTATATTCTTTTGAACCAGGCTTTGCACCGTAGACATCCATTACTTTAAAGTCTGGATTAGTAATTAAATTTGCTAGATCATCTAGCGTAGTAGCGTAGTAATACATATTATTTTTTTTGAGTTAATTCGGGAAGACCCCATTGATTGTAAGTAAGTTCTAAGTCTAAAGGAACTCCGCAGTCTTCTGCTTCACATTTAAAATTGTCTATGTGGTTATCGTGTCCGCAAAGTTCGCAAGGCTTATATTCTTTTCTCATACCTAAAGTTACAAAAAGTTATTCACATATACAAATAGTATTATATACAAAAAAACCAGACCTCTCGACAGGACTGGTTTATAAGAGTTGTAAAAGACGTTACTCTTACATATTTTAGTTGCACCTAAAACATAGTTTATATCACTTCAACTCTTTACGCTTTCTCGAATTAGTTTTAATCTTTTCCGATTATACGCTTGTAAGGTTACAAGTTTTGTAGATGTACGAGTCTACTCTACCTGACGCTTACTGTTTTTAAGTTTTATCATTTCTGATAATATAGGTTTAAATATATTTTGCTGAAACTCTATAAGAGTAAGCATATTGTCAGCAGGTTCATCTTTCTTAAATGCAAAGTATTTTCTACATAAATCTAAATACTTCTTATTTCGTTTTTTACTAATTGTTTGTTTAGTATTTAAAACATAAACAAAAGATTTAAGCATATTCATTGCAGCTTGAGGATTTTCTTTAAGGTCATCCTTAAAAGTGTTACTTGCAGTCATTTTAAAAATCATAAATTAAAAATTAAAGGTTATACATTTTTTACACTACAAACATATAAAGTATGTGTGCAGTACACGTGCACACTTATTTCCAGAACTTAACATCTCCACATTTAGGACAGTAGAAATAAAAACCATTTTGCAGAGAACCTGTAGGAGTCATTTGCCTTTCGCACTTTTTACAAAAATTATCTAATTGCGTATTTTCCATAATTAGGTCTAGCTAGTTTATTATAGATTCCGTAACGCAGACTGTCGCAAAAATGATTCCATTTGTCTTCTGGAGTATTAAGGATATTTCCGTTCTTATCTTCTTTCCATTTATAATTACGAAACTCTTTTATAGCATTCTGGCTTTTCTTTGTTACGTGTATAGTATATCTCTTTAACATATCAATTCCAATATTAATAGAGTCACGCCCTTTTGTACTGGGCTTTATGTTCCATCCATACCTATAGAGTTCGTCAATAGTTTTAGGCTCAGCGGAGTCAGCAAAGATTTCGTCTCTTCTATTAATTTCTAGACTTAACAATTCATTATGAATATCTCTATTTGTCATTCCAGTACGGTATAACAGTTCTTCGCAATAAAGGTTTGTATCGTGTAAGTAAATTTTAGAAATGCAAGTAGGGTCATTCGAGTAGCCAAAATCCATTCCATAAGAAACGAACTTAGCATTGTCAGGTATTTTCTCTATTTCTCTAAATTGGAATATAGTAGCTTTGCTTTGTCCGATCTCTCCAAGTCCATATATTCTCCAGTAGTTTTCGTCTGTGTACTGCAGTCTTTCTATTTCTTTTACTATCGACTCCTCCAGGAACTTATTGTCCTTATAAGTAGTCTTGTAAAAGTCTGCGTCTTCTCTTGTTTTTACTTTGTCATATATCCAGTGAAATTCGTCTGAAGGATTATAGTCTAGTATTATTCTACCTACTGTTCTAAATGCTAACTGATTCCAGTCTTCCCAGAATAATTCGTTAGCTTCATTAATAAAAAGCAAATCTCTTTTTCTACCTCTTACTTTTTGTGGAGAGTCTAAAGAAATAAACTCTACTAGGTTTCCGTTTATCTTATACTCGTGACTTGTCTTATTATGATCTTCTTCGTTATACAGTTCAGTGTTTTTTAGTATCTCAAAAAAATCTCTCATAGCTGAGGTTCTTAATGCAGGAAAAGTTTTTCTACATATAGAGACTACTTTGTTTTTATTTTTTAAACAGTAACCAAATATAATCCAGATCAGGATGTTATAAGTCTTACCGCTTCTAGAACCACCTTGTTCTATTACTATTTTCTTTTGGCTTTTTTCTAAGTGCTTCCAGACTACGTTTGTCTTTAAGTCTCTCACTCTACAACTTCAATTCTAAATTCTTTATTATCTCCAGTGTCTATTTCTTGACGTGGAACATAACCTCTAGACTTGCCTATTGTTTTTAAATAGAATATTATAGAAGTTTCTTTTTCGCTTTTAATACAGTCAAATAGTTTAGACTCTACAAAATCTATAGCAGAGTTTTTTATATCCAGGACTTTTGCTTTATACTCCTCGTCATCTTCTAACCATCTATAATGAGTTCTTCTGTTTATTCCTGCGTTTATACTTGCAGTCGATACTATACCTAAGCAGTCTTCTAAAGCCTGAAGCATTTTATCTTTGTTTTCTGTTTTCATTATATCTTTTTTATAGTGTGACATTTGTGTCATCACACTACTAATATAACGTAAAATTTTTAAGTTTTAAATAGTTCTTATAAACGTATCATATTTTCTTGTTCCTCTTCCTTTAGTACATCCAGGATATTTACTACTTGTTCTATAGACTCAATGTTTTCTAGACTTTTAATTTTATCCATAATAAGGAGTAAGACTTCATAAGAAACTGTAGTCTGTTCTATTAGGTTTTGCCAGTTATTAAATTCTGGTCTTCTATGTTTTATTTCGTCAAAGAGATTAACTCTATAATATACTTGAGAATGGTCAGAGGTTTTTCCTTTAGTGTTGTAGTATTTAGCTATACCTGTATATGTTTTGTTCTTTACCTTTCTCATTATATAGTCAAAGAAGGCTCTAGCGTCTACGTGTTTTTGTGTTCTTCGGTTCTCGAATATATCTGTCTCAGTTAAACTTATTACTAAGTCAGCTATCCTGTCGTATTCATTCATAATGTCCCTTTTATTATATACTGGTCTATGTCAAAGTCTGATTCTATAAAGTCTTTGTATATCTCGATACCTGCGTGTACTGAAGCTTCTCCTTTTAAATAGAAACTCTCAGAGCAGTCCCAGACTCCAACGTCTAAATTCTTTTTGTCTATACATAAAAACTTAAAATCTTTGTAGTCCACATTAAAAAGCTGACAATATATATAAACCTGATTATAATATTTGTAAGCATCTGCAGACTTATAAAAATTCTTTACGTCTATAGTAGTTTTTAAATCTACTATGCCTCCTTTGTTTTTCAACACGTCAGCCTTACCTCTAAAAGGATAACCGTTTATAGTATCTATCATAGGAACTTCAAACTGTGAGTCCTGGATTAATCCTAGAGCAGTCTCGTTTCTTAGCAGAGCATCACATAATCTTTCTGCATCGTTTTTCTCCTTCATAGTAAAAACCTGATCGTGAAACTTCTTAGCTTCTTTAAACTTATTAGTGTTCTTACTTTGAACATCTACAAAAACTATATCGTTTAGCTTTTCTGGTTCTAAGATCATAGTGTGAAATAAATGACCGTCTCTAAGCGGTTGCGTTTCTTTTTGACCGTACTTACTTATATACAAATATGTTTTAGCACTATCCAGAAGAAGTTTTATAGAACTGCTAGATAAAGCATTTTTTCCTAGATAACCGTAGTAGTAATCGTCAGAGTACATATTGTCTATAACTTCTTGTTTGTCTTCTACTTTACCGTCCAGGAGTTTAATTGAATTTGTCATACGCTTTGTTCTTGTTTTTTAGAAGTTTAATTATTATTTCTTTGTCAGCTATAATGTCATTTAGCTTATTAGTATTATCTTTTTCTTTTAAGTATGCAGCTCGTAGACATTGTATTTCAGCTTTATACATTTGCATTAGGCTTTCTCTAGCGGTCATAGGTTAATAAGTTTTTTTAGTTTCTCTACTTGCTCTTCTAGTTTAACTACCTTCTGGTCTGCTTTACGTGACCTTTCTATTGCTCGTAACTTGTCGCTTCGATACTCCTCAACAATTTTATTAAATATAAAACGATCTCTTTGTAAAGTATTTGTATAAAAAACAGTTTCTAGAAAAGACAATATAAATTCCTGGAGTTCTTTATTCTTACTTTCTTTTTTCCATTTATTTAATAATTCTAAACAAATAGTCGTATGATTATTGTATTCAATATCCTTAAGGACTTCAGCTTTATCGTGTTTAATTTCCATTTTCTCTGCTATAAATTTAAAAAAAATCTATATATTTTCCTAATCGTTCCAGTTAATTCTGGAAGCTATACTTTCTTTAAGAAGGTAAACTTCTTTTAATTCTTTTTTTTTGTCCCAAAGAGAAGTAGAAGGACAGTATTTTTTTTCTACTTCAGGCATTTCAATGTCGTTTAACCAGTATAAGTAATTTCCTTTTTCGTCTGCAACGAAATATAACTTAACAATATCTTTATCCATTTTCATTAGTGCATCATATTTATATTTTTCTAATAGTTTTTCAGGATAATATTTATTTCGAAACTTCATTTCTATTACACATTTAAAACCTTTAGGAGTTAATCCTGAAGCGTCATAATGCTTATAACCTTTACCAGTCCATTTTAATTCCCATCCGTCTAAGTTTAATAAAAAGACTACGGCTTTCTCATACTTCTGGATTTCTTCGAGTTTCATTTTCTTACTCGATATTTTTTAGACTCTTTAAATTTTATATTAAGGTCTTTTATCCATTGTACAATAGTCTTAGGGGAGCAGGTACACGGTTTAAAAAAGGAATGAAAATATAACTGTGAGTGTAAAAGACAAACGAGTTCATACTCATCGTTGTTTAAAGTTTGACTTGTAGACTCTCTAAAGTCTTTCCATTTAAAATATTGTTCTCTAGTCATCTCTTTTAAATTTAAAATTATTTAAAGCATCTCTTCTGTCTTCACATCCGCAGCTTTCGTAACCTAACCAGTCTACTACTATTTTATTTGTTAGCCACTTAATACCAGTCCATTTAAAAACAAACTCTAGTTTATCCCCAATTCTTAGATTCATATAATTGTTTTATTTGTTGTCTTATATTTTTTACAGTATTATACAAAGAGTAATAAGAAATATTAGTGTCTCTGCTCAACTGACTTATACTTTTATTGTTTAAAAACCTCTTCAAAAACTTTACGCTGATAGAAATTAAACATTTTATTTTTATCATACTCCTCTAGCTTAGGATTTCTAAGATCAGTCATTTCTAAATAGTCTTCGTGTAAAAACCATTCTTGTATAGCTCTATGATTATCTAGATTATCTATTTCAATATTAGTATCTTCTGCAGGTAAATAATCTAAATTTTCTATACTCACGACCTTAACTCTTTTTTCAGCTCTTTTTAAATTCTTAAACATATTGTAAAGAGTCAAATAAACAAAGTAGAAATTAACTTCTTTTTCATTATACATTATAGATTTCTTATGCTTTTTTAAATAAGTATCTATTTGAATGTACATTTCCTGAATCAAATCTTTTGAAGTGTCTATATTACACCCCCAAGATTTTAAATAGTTATGCCATATTCTTTCGTGCTTAACTAGTTCTTTTATCGACTCTTCCATTTACCATAGTAAGATAGGAAAAATTTTAAAAAGGTTGTATTATTTTTTTTAGGATAGACATTTTATTAATACTAAAGCCTACATTATTTTTTAAAGCTTTAAGTCTTATAGGTTCATCAATACTTGTAGGTCGACCTCCTGTCTCCACTTCTTTAACTTTTCTTACGTGAAGTAAACTATACATAAATTCTGTAGGATGTTGTATATATCTATGAACCACTAAGAAATCGTCAGCACGGTTGACGAATTTTCCCCCTCCTTCAACGTCTGCAGCATTTGGAGGTATAGGATGTCCTGCGTATTCGTGATCTATTCTATGCACCATTCTTAATGCAGAAGTATTAGCGTGAGTGTTTACCCAAATAGTAATCTTATTTTTTTTAGCAAATATTCTTAACTCCGTAGTAGCCTGATAGTCGTACTCGTGTCCTCCTACAGAAGTTATTAATTTACGTTCTTTTATTAGAGAGTTGTAAGGGTCAATAAGTAGTCCTTGATAATTCCAGGCATCTTTAACCACTTTACATAAATCTAGTAATTCTCTGTAAGTATAAAGTTTAGTAGAGTCTATTATTTTAAAATGTGTATAAATAAATTTACTGTGTTTTTCAAATTGTTTTTGTGGCACATCCTGGATAGGTCTTTCTTCTAAAAACTCTATTAGTTTTCTTACTATAGAATAAGCTTCGTTTTCGGAACTAAATACTAGCCATTTAATGTGGTGCTTAATAGCATAGGCTAACATTAAATAAAGAACTATAGTTGTTTTACCAGTATTAGAATGTCCTAAAATAATATTAAAAGAACTAGGTTTAAATCTAAAGTAGTCGTCTATTTCAGGAACTCCTAAAGTTAACCCTTCTTTAATTTTTCCTGTTCGTATGTCTTGTAAATGTGCAGTAACTTTCTCATAGTTTATTAGCATTGTTTAAATGTAGGTATTTTAGATTAAAAAAAAAAGGGAGCGTTAACTCCCCTTTGTTAAAACGGTAGGTCTTCTTTAGCTTCAGCTCTAGGAAGATGAGCTTTTTTAGCATCATAATCTTTATTAGTTCTTATGCTTCTTTTGGCATAGAACTTGTTAGGGTCTGCCTTTTTACTCATTACATCTAGGACTACGTTTATCTCTCCTTGGTCTTTTGCTTTCTGTAACATCTTTAAAGTTTCAGTTACGTCCATTAATAAGTGAAGTTTTATAAATTCATACTTAGATTTATAAGGAGCTACGCAGTTCCAGTACTCGGTTTCGAAATCATTACTTGCCATTTGTTATGTGTTTTAGTTTGTTATAAAATAATTCAGTAGTTTCTAGTACCGTACTACTTTTCACGGTTGGATTATTAGAATACAATATAGCTGCAGATCGTAAACAAGACTGAAACTCTATTGAAGACTGTTGAGAAACTGGTTTTTGAAAACTTTTAGTTTCTGTGTTTTGTTTTCTAATTAGCTTTGCAGTATTATACTTTGCGTTACTAATTTCAAACTCAATTTCTTGTCCTACTTTTAATTCAAACTCAGTTTGTTCAACTCCGTTCTTTTCTTTTGGTTGGAAGAAACTCCAAGTAACCCCATTAGCTAGAGTTATCTTGTAGACCTGTAATTCTTTGTAGTCTTTTTCTCGGTTAATAAATGTAATTTTTCCTGTCATTAAATGTGTGTGTTTAGTTAATAAGCAGACTCTCTGCTCTTTCTTTTTGAATCGTTAATAATTCGTTTTCTTTTTCTAGCCAGTGTATTTTATTGTCTAGAAACTCTATTCTGTCATAGAGATTTTGGATTTCTTTATTCATATTTTTTCTGTGTTATAAATACAAATATAATAAAAATATAATAAACTAAAAAAGGGAGCAGAAGCCAGGCGGCTAAATACTCCCTTTACACAGAGAAAATTAGACTGCTAATATACTATAATTAATCTATATTAAACTCACTGTTTAAAACTTTATAGTATTCTATTTTTTCTAGAAGTTCTGGCGTAGAAATTTTTACAGTCTCTCTACTTATTTGTAAAAGTTCTTCGGCTATATCGTAGCCGTATTCTTTATTTAAATTAAGAGCGTACTCATATTGACGACCTTGAGAGTGTACGTTGCATCCGTAGCACTGGGGTCGGCAGTTGTCTTCTGACCAACGAGTCGAATAAAATCTTCTAGACAAAAAATGTCCGCACTGCATAGAGTCTTTATAATGTTTAACTCTATTACAAGTATAGCATTTTACATAGCCGTTATGATCTGCGTATTTAAGTCGGATGTATCTACTAAACTCTGCGTCTAGTTTTTTTACAATTTTGCTTCTGGATAATTTTTTTTTCAAAATTTACTTGCATTATATTATATTAATATTATATTAATTAATATTATATTATTAGTAGTACTATATTAATAGTAGTACTATATTAATATTAGTATTATATTATATTTATTTTTGAGAAATATTTTTAAATTTCTCAGCTCCTCTTGAACCAAAATAAGCTACGTATACAGTTATTAGTAGAGACTTTAATAAGTCGACCCATCCAGAATCTACTCCAAAGTTTATATCGAATCCGTCTAGCAGTATAAACACTATTAAAGAAATAGTTAAAAAAATTAACGACAGAGGTCTTACGTTTTTAGCTAAACTAGAATCTGATTTATTGTCAGACTCCCAACGTTTAGTAATCTCTACTAGCTCGTTATTATCCATTTCTAGCAGTTTTAAGGCAGTTTCTTTGTCTTGTGGAGGTAGAGTGTCGTCTTTGTCTATTAAGTTCTTTACAAGTCCTAATAATCCTTTGTCAGGAATACTGTCAGTTAGTGATGAAAAAACGCCACCTTTACCAATTAGAAACTTACCTACTTTTGTATCCTTGAATTTTTTTTTCATATATAAATTTTAATACTACTATAAATAATATTACAGTAAATAAGTTAGGGTGCCAGTGATCTCCACAGATGCCTAGTAAATGTTTTAAAGTTTCCATATTAATTTGAATTAATTTTATCTATTATAGCCTGGAGTTCTTCTTTTGAGACTTTTATTTTTAGGCTAATATCTCCAATATACTGCATACGAGTTCTACCGTTTTTGTCTAGTATAACTAAAACAGGAAGAGCAGTAATACTTTTTTGAATGTCTTTAGGTTGGTTTTTTAAATAACCAAATTTTATAGTACAGTTTTTTAAACCTCTAGTATCGTAATTGTTATCCTGATTCCACTTAGCATTAATTTGGAAAACAGTTACTTCTTGAGCGTTAACATAAACCGCAGCCAATACAAATATCGCACATAATAGTTTTTTCATTTATTAATTATTTCAAACAACTTGTCGTCTATTTTCTTTAACGACTCAGAGTTTTCTTCTACTTTCTTTCCAGTATTCATTATAGTTTCCCTTATTAAACGGTCTTTTAAATCATACTCAGTCCTAGAAATTTCAGGTTCAGGAAGTTCTTTTGCTTCTTGAATGTCGGCTTGTAAAGCAAACCACATTCCTATTAACGTAGATAATCCTACTCCTATTCCTATAAGTGTTTTTAAACTTATTTCAAATTTACTTTCTTCACTAATTTCATTCATTCGTTAAATCTTTATATTCCTCTTTAGCATTAAAACTAGGACAGGCTTTTTTACTTGTAAAGTCTCTATGACCGTATACTATAGAACCAGGATATTTTTTTTGCAGGTCTTTTATTAATTCTATTAACGATGCTTTTTGAGCATCTGTTCTAGTATCTAACCAATTTTCCATATTTTTATCCATACCTCCTATATAACAAACACCTATAGAGCTTCTGTTTTTGCCTTTTACGTGGGCTCCTATTTTATTTTCTGGTCTTGCAAACTGGACTTCTCCGTCTAGTTTAATAACATAATGATACCCAACGTCAGACCACCCATTTCCGTTAACGTGCCAGTCTCTTATATCCTTAACATCAAAGTCTTTAAACTCTGGAGTAGCAGAACAGTGTATTATTATTTTATCTATTTTTCTCATTATGTATCCACCTACTTATAGTATAACCTATAGTACAGATTAACAAAATTATTTTTAAGCCCAATTCTATTTCTGTCATAGAAAGGGCTAGAACCGTAGTATTAAAAAAGTATATTTTCAAATCTGTATATTCTAACATTAGTCTTCTTTTATAACCTCGTAAGAACCGTCTTTTAAATCTACGTTGATCTTGCCGTAGGACTCTTCTAGTTCTTCTTTGGTTTTCTTTTGCTCTAGATCAATAGAGTAAATAGCTTGTTGAAGTAAAAATATTTGGTATTGTAAGTCTCCAATTCTTAGCTTTAACTCGCCTTTACCGTTTTCTTGTTTTTGTAGTAATTCTAGTTCTTCTTTTTTTAATTTAGACATTTTATTAATTTTAAAGTGAATAGTAAATATAATTATTTTTTACTCTTCTTTACTACTTTTTTAGTAGACCATAGGTCTTCTGTTAATTCTGTTAATTCCCACTTCTTAGCTTTTTCCTTGTCTCCTGACTCTATTAAGTCTTGACCTTCTGAGTAAGCTACTGTAATATTTCCGTTCATAGTATGATTTGAAAACCAAATCTTAACCTTGTTGTCCATAAGAATCTCTATTTTTTCTATTTTTTGTATTATTTCCATAGTTTTAAGTATCTAAGCATTCAGGTTGTGAAGCTATTTTTATAGTTTGTAAGTTATCATCGTCTCCGAACTCCGATGAGCAATATATTTTTCCCCAATTTATATCGTTGTGTGCCATAATTATTTACATTTACATTCTTGCTTTAATAAATCTACTTCTGCTTTTAGTTCTTGTATTGCTTTTAACATAATAGGTACTAATACAGAATATTTAACTGATTTTGTATTTTCTTCATTTTCTGGGTCTTTTGTATCTTCTACTAAATTTGGAAATACATTTTCAATTTCTTGTGCTATAACTCCTATTTGTTTATCTTCTTGACCAATAAAATTATAATTACGAATTTTAACTTTCATTAAGTCATCTAATTTTGGAGTAGCATCTACAATATTTTCTTTTAATCTTTCATCTGAAATTGCACCATAAGAATTATTTTGATTTTTTACATCTCCATTAGAATAAACAAAAAATCTATTTGTTCCACTATTTGGGTCTCCTTGTCTTCCAATTATTAAATAACCTTGTGTAGTACTTGTTGTTTCAGCTTGATTTAATTGTAAAACACTATTATTAGTAGTACTTGTATTTGAATTTCTTAGAATTAAAGCATATCCCTGTGAAGCATCATTTGCAATATGATGAGCACTATAACCATAATTAGTGGTTGTATCTCCTACAAACAATAACCCCCCAGATGTTATACGCATTGCAGTTATATGATTTGTTGTAGCATCAGAATCAGCATTAACCATAAAATAATGGTTTTGTACTCCTCTGAATCCAGCATCTGCACTACCCCAATATATAGAATTATCATTATTTTGTTGAAATGTTTGGAAAATACTTGTACCATTTCCCTCGTAGTTATTCATACTTATACCACTTTGTTTATTGGTATTTGCTGTTTGGTTGCTACCTATTCTAATTGAATTATAACCACCACCTATAATTTCAAGTTTAGCTCCAGTTGATGAGCCTCCTATTCCTACATTTCCCCCATTAAAATAAGAATCGCCATTTGCATTTAATCTAATTGTAGCTGTTTCACTTGCATTATAAACATAAAAATTACCTGCATCTCCAGAACCTCCTGGTATAAACTGAAATCTATTCTCAAAACCATCAGCAGTTGATGTTCTAAATAATACATTCCCTGCTACA